TTTATTCCCTTTAATTATAATTATATGATAAAAAAAGAATGGCACTTTATGCAAACACCAAAAGAAAAAGCATACAACATATTTAAGAAGTTTTACAACGTAGATGGTCAAGGCTTCAACAATACAATAAGTAGCAGTATAGCAAAGCAATGTGCAAAGCTGCATATAAGTCTTATACTTGAAAACGAAATAATAAAACCATCTAACAATATAGAATACTATCAAGAAGTACTAAAAGAAATAGAAAAATTATGATAACAGATTTTATTAAAATAAACACAGAGCACGAAGAAGGTAAATTGTTAATGGCAGCACTTGCCAAAATAACCACAGAAAGCCAAACGGATAAAACACCTAATGAAGTAATGAAACAACTGAACGTTTTAAGAGATGAGATGGACTTTTAATTTATTGTGGCTAACATCGTATAACATCAACTAATAAACAAACTATGAACAGAAAGAAACTAATACAAAAGCTACAACAACTATTAGACAAACTACCAAAGGGTAAAGAAAGAAAAGCTACAAGAGAAAGACTGTTGAAATTAAAGCTAGGAAAATAAGTAAATTAAATACGTTATATAAATATGGAAAAAGTAAAGATTAGTAAAGTAATACCAAATGAAAACAACCCACGTTTCATAAAAGACTATAAGTTTAAAAAGTTGGTTAAGTCAATACAAGACTTTCCAGAGATGCTTAAGCTGCGACCTATTGTAGTAAACAAGGATATGGTAGTGCTAGGTGGTAATATGAGATTAAAGGCTTGCAAAGAAGCTGGTTTAAAAGAAGTGTATATTTTAAAAGCTGATGAACTTACAGAACAACAACAAAGAGAATTTATTGTAAAAGATAATGTAGGTTTTGGTGAATGGGATTGGGATATACTTGCAAACGAATGGAACAACCAACAACTAAAAGAATGGGGTATGGATGTATGGCAACCAGAAGAAGAAGTTGATTATTCTGCTTTAGAAGATTTAGATTTAGATGAAACTATAGAAGATAAAGAAGCTGGTGTTAAACGTGCTATTATGATTGAGTTTGACCCAAAGCATTATGACCAAGCAAATGAATTAATTACACAAGCTAGGAAAGAGGGAAAGAACGTAGGGTTAATCGTTTTAAACGCATTTAAGGATGAATTATAATGTTTATGTAATATCTGCTGGTAGATACGATAAACTACCCTTTAATGAAACGCAAAAAAAAAATTACATATTTTGTGTAAAAAAAGGCGAGAAAGAACTGTACAATAAAAATGGTTGCGATAATGTTTTTGAAACTGGCAATTTGATGCAGAGTAGAAACTTTGCACTAGAACACGCATTTAATGAAAATAAAATATGTGTACAGTTAAGTGATGATATAAAAAAAATAATAATTAATAAAAACTTTGGTGAGCCTAAAAAAGTTGATTTAGATTTTGTAATAAATGACATCGTATCAAAATTTAATAAAGTAAAAGGTGTTAAACTATTGGGTGTACCGCCAACTGATAATTTCTTTTTTGCTTCTAAAATTTTAAGTTTGAATACTTTCTGTATTGGGGATATGCTATTTGTAAAACCAAATGATTTAAGATTTGATGAACAACTAACTTTAAAAGAAGATTACGATTATACACTTCAACACCAAGAAAGGTGGGGAACAATAAGGTATCAGAAATATTTATTTACATTCGAACACTATTCTAATAAAGGTGGTGCAGTTGATGTTAGAGATGATAAAGAAGAACAAAAAAACATTATGATTTTAAAATCAAAGTGGGGAAAAAAAATTAGACTTAACCCAAAACGTAAAAACGAAATATTAATATGAAAACAATTAAACTACACAAACAAGAACACGATGTAAAGATAGGTAAAGACTGCCCTTACTATGAGCCAAACATTACAGAAGATTGTATGTTAGAACTTGATGGAGAGGTAATAGGTTTTTATATAAAAGATGTTTCAAAGTATAGTAAAAAATTAAGCCAGTTAATATCTATTTCTAATAAAGAATTTAGAAGTGACAATGTACCTAAATCATTATTAGAAAGGAGCGATGTTTTTGCAAAGGTTTATAAAGATGGCTTAACAAGGAAAGAAGCTAAAAAACAAGGAACTATTCAAATGAGTACAATTCTTGGAAGTGTAGCACCAAAAGCTCATATGCGTAGACCATATCCAACAATCTCATCTGTTCATAGAGAAAAGAAAGCTAATATATTCATTAAAGCTATGTGGGGTGCATCTGTTGAAGCAGAAAAAATAATTAAACAACTTACCCCAGAAATATATAAAACCCAGTTAGAACTCTTTAAAGACGTAGATAAAAAATGGCGGTTTGGCAATATGTTTACCAGCAGCATATCAAATTTTAATATAGCAGCAGCCTATCACAGAGATACTGGTAATATAGTTGGTGCAGTAAATGTTATACTAACAAAAAGAAATAATTCAAGCGGTGGTTCATTAAATGTTCCAGACTATAATGTTACGTTTGAACAAGCAGATAATTCAATGTTAGTTTACCCAGCTTGGAAAAATATACACGGTGTAACACCAATAATAAAAACATCAGAAGATGGATATAGAAATAGCTTAATATTCTATCCATTAAAAGCATTTAAAGGAATATAATATGAACAAAGATAGACACATAAAAAAGGAAAGTTTACTAGCAGCACTTGAACAGAGTTTAGGAGTTGTAACAGTAGCTTGTAAGAAAGCAGATATACCAAGAAGCACATATTACAAATGGCTAAAAGAAGATGAGGTATTTGCTAAACAAGTACAAGATATAGAAAACGTAGCACTAGACTTTGCAGAAAGCCAACTACACAAACAAATATCAGATAACTCAACTGCTGCAACTATATTTTATCTAAAGACAAAAGGTAAGAAAAGAGGTTATATTGAAAGACAAGAAATAACTGGAGCAGATGGTATGCCTACTAACTTTCAAATAGAGATAATTGATAAAACCGAAGATACAGACTAATATAGTTTACAAGCATCTAGCTAACACAGATAAAAAGATTGTAGTTGAGCAAGGTGGTACAAGGTCTGGTAAAACTTACAACATCCTTTTGTGGGTTATATTTAACTATTGTGCAAACAACAATGACAAGATTGTAACTATATGCCGTAAATCATTTCCAAGTTTACGTGCAACTGTTATGCGTGACTTTATGGCTATACTACAAAAGTATAAATGTTATAGTGAGCAGTACCATAATAAGTCTAATTCAGAATACCACTTATTTGGAAACCTTGTTGAATTTATATCACTAGACCAGCCACAAAAGATTAGAGGTAGGAAACGTGACTTGCTATTTGTTAACGAAGGTAATGAACTTTATTTTGAAGATATGCAGCAGTTGTTGTTTAGAACACAAGATAGGGTAATACTAGATTTTAATCCATCAGATGAATACCATTGGATATATGACAAGCTAATACCTAGAGAAGATTGTGTATTTTACAAAACCACCTACCTAGACAATCCTTTTATTGAAACATCTATTAAGCAAGAAATAGAAAGGCTTAGAGATACAGATGAGCAATATTGGCAGATATATGGACTAGGTGAAAGAGCAGCCAGTAGGAGTACAATATTTAAGTATGTTGAGGTTAATCAAATACCACAACTTGCAGAACTGATTGCATACGGAATGGACTTTGGATATACTAATGACCCAACAACATTTGTATCGGTTTATAGCCAAGGTCATAACTTATATATACAAGAACATCTATATAGAACACAAATGACTACAAGTGATATAAATAACTTCCTTAAAGAGTTAAACCTAACAAGCAAACCAATCTATGCGGATAGTGCTGAACCAAGATTAATATCAGAACTACGTGCAATGGGTAACAATATATTTCCAAGCATAAAAGGTAAGGATAGTGTGAATGCTGGTATTGACCTACTTAAAAGATACAAGATACATATACTGGCAACCTCAACAAATGCCATAAGTGAATTTAGGAATTACAAATGGAAAGAAGATAAAAGTGGTATGCTCATAAACACACCAGAAGATAAAAACAACCATATTATTGACCCTTGTCGTTATGCAACTTATTCTATATTAAGCAGACCAAACTTTGGTAAATATGCTTTACACTAAAAAAAGTTATTAAATTATTTGTTGGTATGTTATTTATTTGTATATTTGCTTCATATTAATTAACTAAACTATTTTATTATGACAGATTTAAATTTAACACAATTAGAAAAGGAAGTACTAACTATCATTTCTTGCGGCGACCATTACGAAGATACACCAACAGAGGGTTTTGATGAAATTGCAAGTGATTTTAATGGTACTAAAAATCAACTTAAAGGCGTTATAGGCTCACTAGAGAAAAAAGAGTTGATATGGTTGGGCGAATATCCTAACGGAATAACGTGCTATCACTTAGATTGTGAAATATAGTAAACAACTAAAACTAACGGGGGTGTAAAAACCCCCTTAACAAAACAGATAATATGAAACCAATTTACACAAAAGAAGAATTAAACTTTTTATCATTAAGAAAATATAATAAACGTTATTGTGATTTAACATTTATTGAATTTAGGTTTTTATTAACATAAACAAAACAGATATGAAAACTTTAGACACCAAAACACTATTAGCAATTCAAGACCTACACACAAATGGACACTTGACAACAGACCAAGCATTACAATTAATTAAAAGCCTAACAAATGTATAGTAATTGTTGTGGTGCAGAAGCATCTTATTTAAGTGATGAATTATGTGGCTCTTGTTTAGAACACGCAGTATTTAACGAAATAGAAGAATAATGAAAAAACTAATAAACAGATTTTTAGTAAAGAAAAGCATCAGACCATATAAGGTAGTACCTTTATCAACTGGTGTAATTGTAGAACATTACCGTAATGGTAAACTTAAAACAGAATATTATGAATAGATTAGCAGAAATAATAGAAACATATATCAATGGGAACATAACCATTGCTAAAAAAGAATTTATGTATTGGAAGATAGATTTAATTCAAATAATAGAATGTAGTGAATTATTTGGGTTGCGTAAAACCATAAAAATATTAAAGGCTATTGGTTTAAGTGATATGTATATTATTAATTCATTTCACGATTATGATAGACAAAACATTGATGAAGCAAAAGAAATATTATTAAATAACTTTTATTAAAAACAGAATATTATGGATTGGTATAACCCACCAGAGTACAAAGAATACGAATGCACAGAGTGTGGTGCAGAAATAGACCACGAGGGTGTATGCTCTGGTGCTTGTCACGAAGCAAGTATGATTTAGTTGTTTAGTTAGTTTTGTTTAAAAGGTGCATCAGAAA